AAAAAGGATGTTGATGCCATGGTATACCTTATGAAGTTGTATTACTGGAGTAGGTGTCTTGGTAGTCAGTAAATGTGTATGTTGGTTGTATCGACTGGACACCACCATTAGTCTCTTGATCATTAGCTTGCTCTTGAACTTCTAATAGAAACTGATTGAACTTAGTCTCAAAGATATCTGAACGAGTATCTAGGTAGTAGTCGGCTGCATAGGTTAGAGCTGCATAGATCAAAAGATCAGGAGCTACCTTAGCCAGTGCATTTTCGTCACTGTCAGCAGACATAGGGTTAAACTCAGAGTAGTAGTATAGGTATAAAGTACCTGAGCTAGGCTGTGGGAACAGGTAAACCTTCTCCTGTTGCCTTGTAAAGTTAGTAGAGTTACCTGAGTAGTTATTGGCATTGAGTGACCTAAACTTACTCATAGGCACTCTAGATAACTCAGTGTTTGCATAGTAGATACTTACGATCTCTATGAAGTCATTGGGTAGAGTAATAAACTCAGTCTGTGACGACAACGTATAGGATGCCACCTTTTCTTGCATAGGTGTTCTTAACTGTCGTTGTACACGAGCCATACCCTGATCGATAAAGGTAGTTGTTAAAGCTGTGGTGATGTCTGAACGGTTAAGCACGTTATTAAAATGGGTCTTTAAATCACCATAGTTCATATCTTATCCTTTTTTAGTTTTCTTTTTAGTCTTAGGGAAACCTGCCTTCATGTTGCTATAGGCTTTACTTGATATTGTTGACTTTGACTTAGGTCTAGAATTACCTGCCTTTTTACGTTTGTTAATATTTTCATATAATGACATTTATAAACTCTTCTCTGTTGTTAAGAATGCATCTAAGTTTTCACTCTTAAGTTTGTTGACTATTTGTTTAGCTGTGATGTTTTTGTCGGTCATAATGTTAAAACCTTCTCGCATCCACTTCTCGATAACTGCTGTAGGTATTGAGGCAACCTTCATCATCTCACCCTCTTTTTGTTGGGTGCTGACATTACGTTGTTCTTTAAGGTTATCTAAATGCCACTGGGGTATCTCTTGTGTATGCCTTCTAGCTTCTTCACCGACATTGTTAAAAAACTCAGTGTTAACATTAATAATGTTGTTACCTTTTTGGTCTTTATCGTAAATCATATTCACTCCTTGAATAGAAATGCATGAGGGTTTGTAGCCAAGGAGAGCAAAAACCACTTACCCTCATGCAATTAGTTATTAGGACAAGCCTGTGATCATATGGCTGTCACCAAAGTTCATGTGCTTTAATCCTACTTCCATGACAACAGCATGTTTGTCACTGTCACCTGTCTTAGCAAGTAGAGTTCTGCTAACAGGACGTAGTACAGTTTGTCTAAACATTGCAGGGTCAATTAAGAATGCATGTGTAGATAACTGGTGTCGGTTAAGTACAATCTTGTACTCACCAAATGGCGATCATTTTATATTCAATTAAAGTCGTTAATTTTAATCGGCTTATTAAGCTCCTGCATCTTTCGTATGCAGATTAGACTATATCATCATCCTCTTTTTGAGGAGCTAGGCACTTCCACCCACTTGGGTGTACGGACTTCATCTTCTCAAATTAATGAGATGGTATGTCCTAGTCGTTGAACCTTCCAAGAGATCACTCTCTTAGCTTGGCTGCTGATTGTCATATCCTTTCGGACTTAGATTTCCCAGTCAATTCACCTAGTTTTATTTACGCTATGCCACTTCTTTAACGTAAAGGTCAACCACGTTAACTAATGTCTTAGTTCCATCGTTGAAGTTTCTGTATCTTCCTGAGGCTCCAGTAAACCCTGCAACAATAGTTGCATCTGCAGGTTTAATCATGAAGACATTTGGCTCAGAACCTGCTGTGTAAGCAGCTTGGGCACCAACTAAGAATTTAGCCTCAGTTAATGCATCAGTAGAGTTAGAACCTGCATCAGTCGAATTAGTAATAATCGCTGAGGCTGAGGCCATTTCTCTAGCTGCAGAACTTGAACCTGCTGCTGCTGCATTATGCTGTCCAACGTATGCAAATTCTTGATGCTTCTTGAGCAATTTCAAGGTTTTTCCTAACTGGTAGGCCGTTTCTTTAGCGCGGCCATATGTCTTAATGGCATCGGCAGTTGCTGATACCTGAAAGGCAAGTCCAAGGATTTGAGTTGTACCAGTTCTTAGAGTGGTTGCAGATTGAGTTCCGATTGTAAAATCAGCTCCCTCGACAAGTTTATTGTCAGCACCTGCTCCAATGGTATCTTCCTGATAGTCGTATGTTCTAGCAGAGACTTTCTCTGTTTTGATCATAGTTGTAAAAGGGGTGTCTGTAGGTGAGATGTTTGAGATAATATCTGAAACGTCTTCAGCCTTACCGACTTGGTCGTAAGTAGTATATATTGCCATTTTTGATTTTCCTTATAAAAGCAATGTTAAAATTATGCTTCCCAACGAGACATGATCACTGAAGAAATATCATCTAAGTCCACTCCTTGATTACCTAGAGCTGCTGTTGCATCTTTTAGTTTAGATGCTTTTCTGCTTGTAGCTGTAGGAGGAGCCTTTTTGGATCGAAGGATTTTAGTTGAAGTAGGGTTCTTTTTCTTAGTCGTTGCTACTTTCTTACCTTGGTCATAAAGACGAGCCTTATTGATAAGTTGGATCACCTTAGGATCGACATATCTATTAACCTCGTTTTCAGGTAGACCTATGGAAATAGCATACCCACGGATATCATTATAAAGTTGGTTGCTCCAGTTAGGAACTTCTTCCTGTAAAACCTTTACACACTCTTTAGCTGCAGACTGTAATTGAGTTTGTTGTTGGTTTTGTAGGTCTTTATAATAGACATCAGCTTCTTCGCTTAAGAACTTATATTCTTCTTCAACTGCCTTATACTCTTTGCGAAGTTGAGCGAAATCTTCTGTAGACATTGTCTTACTTGCGACCAACATGTCGACTTCTTGATATGGCTTAAACTTAGCTTGAGCTTTCTCCAACATCTTTTGGAGAACGACACTAGACTTAGAAAGGCTATCTTCAGCATCTTTTCGCTGTTTAGCCACTTCCTGAGACTTTCTTGTGAGAGCAGCTTCTTGTCCGTAAAGTCTCTTAAGATCTTTAACAGATGCCTGAACTGTTTCACCGTCAACTTGAATCTCAACTTGAGCATCGTCACTAAGAACAGGGTTCTTGTCTTCAACATCATCGTCTTCATCCTCATTTTCAGTTTCAGTTTCAGTTTCATCAGGGTCTGTCTCCTCATCTTCTTCGACCTCGTCTTCGTCTGTCTCTTCCTGTAAATCGCCATTAGTCTCTTCGTCTTCTTCTTCGACGACTTCAGGTTCATCCTCGGTCTCAGGGTCTGATGGCTCTTTTTCAGCGTCTTCCCATCGTGCAAGAATGGCATCTTCAGCCTCGTCTATTGTTAAGGCTGTTGAATCTTTTTCATTATTTTGGGGTTGTACGTCACTCATGATAATACTATTCCTCTTGACTGTTGTTGTCTTTTTCGTTCTTCGCTAGGATCTCGTCTCTGACCTGAACGTCTTGTCTCAGGGTGTTAACGATGTCTACCAAAGCTCGATAATGGTCATAGGATTTGTCTCGTGCTTTTGTATCTTCAGGCTTTGAATTTACAAATGCTTGGAAACTTCCTTCCACCATTCTGTTAATTGTCCTGTTAAAAACTTCATTATTAACAAGGTCATCAGCATCGTTTCCAAAGCTGATTAGGGTCTCTTCTTTAGTCATTTTACTCTCCTAAAATGGTTGTTAAACGTGATTTAAGCCTCACTGAGCTATGGTAAAATCTTGGTATATGATATTACCCTGTAGGCGAGGCTATTCCTCGTACATCTTCGGCTGCTTTTAGAACCTCTAATTCAGCTTCATCTATGTACTTCTTGTGAGCGAATTGCTCCTCTTTTAGATCTTGATTGTCGGAGGATAGAGCATGTGAACTCTCGGCCTTCATCTTATCAAGCTCCAATTTCATTTGGGTCATTTGACCATCCATCTGTGCTTTCATCTCAGCTAACTGCTGTTGACGTTCCTGTAACTCAAGTTGTTTCTGAGCCATTTGAGTTTGCATTTGTTGCATTGGATCAGGTTGAGGTTCAGGTAATTGATCAGGTGGTGTTAAGAACTCTTCGACATTTAATATGCCTTGTTTCTGTAATGCCTCTTTCATCATGTTAAATCTATTAGGCATTTGATACATAGGTTGTAAGTTTGGATCCTGAGAGAATAGGGTATGGAGTTGCATAAACTTAGCTGCATCTCTTTCTTGTTCACCGTAGCCGAGCTTAAGCTCAACCATTACATCTCTTTTTTCTTTCCAACTTGTAGGGTCTATTTCTACAAAGTTACCTGCAATATCGACAACCTTTTCATACTGTTCATTCTCGACAACAAGCCTGTAAACTTCATGGAATAATGGCTTAAGAAACTGGTTAGCAAAGTTACGAGCTATTATCTTCTGCCTTTGCTGTGACATTGTAGCTAACTGCTCAACCATTGCTGCTGAGTTTTGTTTGCTTATGGCATCTTTGTTTAGGCCTTGTGATAACTTTGATACACCTGTTGTATCTTCTTTATCTTCATCAAGCATCTGTAATGTCTGAAAGATAAATGGGTTTAGAGGTGCCTGAGGCATAGGTGATATTGCATCAGGTCTTGATACGTTTACCAAACCACCAACACGGTTATCTATAAGTTCTCTTGGGTTAGTTAAGCCACCCTTAACAACCATATACCTTGGATTGTTAGTGATAACTGCATGGTCTAGAATTGATCTAGTTAATATAGTCCTAGCATTTTGAGTTGCTATAACCTTAGATGCAAAGTTAGAACCGTAAAAGGCATGGGGTATAGGTAGTGGTGTGAATACAATAAATGGCTTTCTATCGACTTCTACACACTCAAGTATAACATTACCTGCTTTACAGACTTTATACAGATAGGCAATACCAGTGCCTTCTTTGTCTAGCATCATGTAACATTCGTAAACCATGATATCACGGACTTGGTCTTGGTAGCCTTTAGTATCAAAGCCACGACTGGCACCTATACTTTCAAACCTTGCGAGTATCTCAGGGTCTGTCTCTACTTCGACATCCTCATGGTCTGATCCTATATTTTTGAGTAATTCTTCTGAGTAACCCATTTCTCTTAACTCAGTTAAGGTCTTACGAGTTCTATGAGCTACAAAGTTTACGTCATCTAATGACTTAGCCTGTGGTTCGATTAGGAACTCCTCAGGAGCTATTGACTGGATGGCAACTTGTGATGCATCTCTAGCCATTACAATAGTACCTGATATCAAGCCAACTTCGTTGGTTGTGCTATCGCCTAACTCAACGCCATCCTGTGCAAGCAACATGTCTAGCTCATCTTGGTTTACATCGGTAAATTCTTCTTCAATGATTTCTTCTTTCTCATCCCAAAAGACTTTGGCGACACCAACTCTAGCTGTTAATCCATCGTGGATAGCTGAGTTCATGACTTCAAATGAATCATTCTGCCTGAACATTACATAGTCGGTATACTTACTACAAACTTCGGCTGTCTCTACATCGTCAGCATTCTGAGGTGCAAACTTAACTATGTTATTACCTGCAGCAAAGGTCTCTAATAGAGCTGCCTTTAATGCCTCGACACTGTCATAAACATCCTGTGATACGAACTTAGAATTACCATCGTGGGCAGGTCGTGGAAGTGTGGCATTGTAATACTCAGTGACTTTCTTACGTTCTTTAGAAATCTCACTGTCATAATATCCAACAGAAGTCTTAATGTTGTTTTCAACCATTACGACAATGTCACTGTCTTCTAGTTTTGAATATTCTTCAATTTTAGCCATGTTTATACCATTTCCATATAAAATTCATTCCCACTTTCGACAGGATCCCAAGCTCCTTCATGCACATAGTTTGCAAGAGCAAGTGACATAACACAGTCATCAAAACATCCATGTTCGGCCTCCATAGCACCACTTTCAGTGACTATGTAGGTAAGCATTTCTCTTATTGTGACTTTGTCATTAAGTTCCAACTCATCTTCTCTCATAGAGGCTCTGAGTTGATCGATGATTAAGGGTTTAGTTTTAACAGTAGTTGTAAAACCAAGTTTCACAGTTTCTCTGTCAGTTATCTTATCGTGTTGCACTTCAGTGTAGAAGTTGGGGTAGGCTAAGTCTTTACCTAACCTTGTACAAGTCAATATACCGTGTGAGTTATTCTCTACACAGATAAATGCATCGTTGTAGTAGGTTCCCAAGTGAAACAGTACTGTTGCGAAGTAGTCAGGGTGGACATGGCCTCGCCACGTTGCAACCTGTCTTTTTTTACTATCGAGTACGATGGCCACGGAGTAGTCTCCGTTCCGTATTCCCATAGATACATCTGCACCAATGACATACTGTTCTCCACTATCGTGTTTGATAAATGTAGTTAATTCACCACGACTATGGTTGACCCATTCATCTGTTTCCAGTGCAAGTCTTTCCTCTACGTCTTTAGTGTCAGGTAATAATTTCTGAAGTTGATCAGGGTTAAATACAGGACGACCAGTAGTGAGAAAGGCCTCATCAGGGTATGATGGGTACTCCTGTTTAAATAAGTCTATACCGTTCTGAGCAATCTTACGTCTACGAAACATAAGCTGTTCATTGTCTAGTTTAAACTTTTTAACAAGATCCTTTTCATCAGGTGTTCTTTTAAAGTTTTTAGGTACGTCTTCACGATACTCAGGGTCAGTGAACCAAGGAATAAACACTGGTACATAACCGTTTTTGCCTTCGACTGCACCCTTCCACAGGTCATAAAATATCCCTGAAACACCGTTTGCAGTAGATTCAATGAATATAGACGTATTAGCTGTGTTCGGTACTGCCTGTGCAAGACCATTCCAAATATCAGTGGCTGAACTCTTAGGCCAAAAAGCAATCTCTGAAGCGTGGCAATTCGTAATCGTCTCGCCTCTTCCAACGCTATCTCCACCTGCTGTGGCGACCACGAATGAGCTGTCGAGGATGTCAAAACTCAGTTCCCTTCTACTTGAATACTTTGTGTGTGGCTTAAGTATCTCAGGGCAGTTCTCATGATATCTTTTTGTCATGTCAAACAATGCCCTAGTACTGTCAGCATGGTGGGTTATCACCATAGCCTTTCTAGCTTTGTTTTGTGACACAGAGAAGTATAGGTGACCACCGACATAGGTTGATAAACCCTGTTGTCTAGCCTTAAGGATGATGATCCTTATCTTACCTTCTGTTTTTTGTTGTTTATCTACTGCCTTCTGAAGTATTTCTTGGGCAGGGTTCAAAGCAAGTGGAGCAATATCACCTGACTTTGTTCTTATCTTTAATGCAGACTTTGAGTAAAAAGGAAATTCATAAAGAAGTCGTTCTCTAATCTTCTTTAGTTGTGGATCCATCTGTGTCCGTTACAAGAGATGCTAAGAAGTCTTCAGCTTTAGTTAATGCTACTTCATTCTTTGATGCAGGTTTCTGTTTAGTAAAGTCTAATACTAATCTTGCTGCAGCTAGTCTCTCTCTTGTTTCTCCGACAACATTCATAACTTCGACTGCTGTCACTAATGCTTTCTTTGCATATTCGTCTTCAATGTTAAACTTTTCAGCCATAATATTAACTAACCTCTCTGCTTTCCTTTTTTCTCTTGCTCGTATGGGTTCTATTTGCTCTTTTCTATAGCCGTCAGGAACCCCTCTTGGACGGCCACCGTTAATCTTCTTCTTGTTAGACCACGACTTTCGTAATGCTCTACCTTCTTCAGTTTCCATCAATGTTGAAAAGTAGTTTTTCTTAGGAGCCTTCTGTGGAAATCTAGTTTTTGATGGTGACTTGGCTCTAAACTTTCTAAGATCAGGCACTTAAGGCTCCCTGACCAAGCTGTAAGGCTCCTTCAGGTAGTTGTTCTTCCTCACGGTCATCTAATGCTAAAGCCGACATGATAACTGCTAATATAGTACCTAATGGTGATGCATAGAATTTAACAAAATCAGATGATGGTTTGTTATTCATATGATCTTTAACAAACTGATAAGTTTTAGGAAACTTTACTTTAGTTGTCTGAGGATCAATCATACATGCAGTTATAGCATCAGCAATTAACTCAGTTAAACTGTGTTCATACATTTTAGTTTTAGTGTACCAATCATTATAGGATTTTGAAAGTGCAGGATCAGAAGACTTATCAATACCGTCAGTTTTACCTGACATAACTGCTTGATATACACTGTCCTTAACTACAGTTTCAAATCTTGGTATAATTCTTTTACCTGTATTTGTATTAAAACCTGAAATTTGAATATTAACCATCTCCTGTGCTAAATCCTGACCGTATTTAGAATCAGCTTTATTTGACCCATGTATACGATTGAAAATAACAGCTAAGTCAGCCTCGGTGCTACCTCGATAAGATATAGATTTTATAGGTGTAACTCTAGAAGAACCATAACCGTCTTCTTCAACTCGTGTATCAGTTCCACCACTCATAGCTAAACCATGTCCTACTTCATGGAACTTAGTGTAAATTTCTCCTGTTTCTTCTCTTTTAAGTTTACGTTTCATATAAACTATTTTTCTTGGTTTTTGTTTACCATCTTTTAAGTATGTTGTTTGAAAGCCTAACAATTCTTCCTTTGCATCTAATTTACCACCACCTGATAATTTAAATTGTCTAGCCATTTGTGTTCTATTAGCAGTTTCAATAATAGCATAACCCATAGCTTTACCGATTGATAAAGCCTCAGTTTCATTTATTCCATTTTCGTGAGGACTACCCTTTTTACCAATTTCAAATGCTTTTTTTATTGTTGGTAAACTTTGGTTTATTTGAGTAGGGGTGGGTTGTAAGGTCTGCTGTCTTTGTTCATAGACTCCCCTTTGATTGAGGTCGTCCTGTCCAATGTCAAAGATGGAGACTGGGTTTCCTGTGCTG